CGTCTGAGTCGCTGTAATGCTGTCGTTCGTACACTTCTGCATCTGAAAATGAGTCATCTGCCGATTGTGAGGAAAGTTTAGAGACCACATCAAAATCATATCCCATAGTCACTAAATCACCAACTCGCATATCAGTTCTGTGCGCCACGACATAAGCATCCTCAATACTCTTGGCATTTCTATCGATCAAGAATTCTTCTGGCGGTACCGATTCAATAGCTATTTTGCCACTGTGGGTGTCGTGCGAAACTTTGAGCGTGTGGCGCGTCATCTCAACATCAATGCCAAATTCATTAATCTCTACACTGGTTTCTGTTGATTGCTCAAGCACCGTGACACCTTCCTCATTAACAATCTCGCTCATTTCTTCTTCAGTGACGTTGCTGTAGGTGTGGATTGTTGAGCTTGTGCTTTCATCCCAATAGGCTTTTAGAATGCCTACTTTTTTAACAAGCGCATCGTGGATTGCTTCGTTAAGCAGTGTGTAGCCATTCAATTCTTGAAAAGTGTAATGTGCAAACCTTGTAGCTTGGTCTGCTAACGGCACATCCTCTTGGCCTGTTGGAACATACTCTACTGGATTCTCAGCGGATAAAAACACTCTCATGAGGCTTGGCTTAATAGCCCTGACCGTATCACGAACCTTGGTGGCTACAATCTTCGAGCGACCTTCTTCCTCGCCAATATCAACCTTCCCATCGAAATACCGTTGGGCTTTGATACGAGATTCAGAGATTTCAGACTCAATAAAATCAACAGCCGCACTCACCGCACTACTGACAATACTTTGTATTTCGTCTTCTGTCATTGCCTTGTGTTTAGAGTGATCCATAATTCATTCCTGCGCTTGATGGTATCATGCCTGTTGTCATATTTAACAATCCAGTGTCTATTTCTCCTACTTTCTCTCCTGCAAATCTTGATGTGACTGCGGTTGCTGCCTTTCCTAAACCATAAAGTATCTCATCTATTACCTTTTGCAACATATTCATTGCGTTATCATCAATCAATGCTTTTTGCACAACCTTTGGATCTTGAGATAATAAGACTTTCACTACTTCTGCACGATGTTCTGGTTTGAGTGCTGGTCTACCTGATTCTATTCTTCTCATTACTAATTGCATTGCTGCTATTGGGTCTCCTTGCGATGCTCTATACATAAGTCCTGCTTGTTGAGCGGCTTTCTCTGCGACTGACTGAGGTGTTGTTCCTGAACCTCCCATAATCTGACCAAAAGCATAATTAGCCTGACCTGCAATTTTCGTTTGAGAAAGAATATCAGCGATGCTTTTTTCAGGGAATGCCATTCTAACTATTTTGTTCTGGTTTGTGCCTTCTTGGGCAATCTTGCCCATGAGTGTAGGACTACTACCTGATGATTTCTTTATTATTGACATTACAGCAGACTGAAACGCTTCCATTGACTTTGGCGAACTTGCATATTTTTCTAACAATATTTCTAATTCTTCTGGGTTTTGTGAGAGTGCCTTCTTGCCAAGTTTATAGGCTTGTCTTGCATCTATAAGAGTCTTTGCATGCGCTCTAACAGCAGACAATTCTGGTGAAAACTTATCAAGCGTTGCTTTTATAGCTTTTGCATTTTCTGATAGTGCGGTTGCAACAGTTTGATTCTGACGAGCATTAAACAAGTCATCTGCTTTGTCTCTTATCGCTTTATAAATCGTCTCACCATCTTCAAGTCTTGGTACTTTATTAAAACTTATAGTTCCGTTTTTGGAAATCTTAAAAACTGGAACAAAATTGCCACGAGTTTGATTTATCTCTTTTAAAATTTCTCTTGCATTAGGTAATCGTCTTACCATCTCAATAAGGGTTTCTGCTACCTCTTTCGGTAGTTCTGGGTTGGTTGTTTTAAATAAGTTACGATATAATTTGCTTAATTGTTTTGATGCTACTTCCTCGCTTGCTTGCCAGAGTTTTATGGTGTTCTGATTAGTATCACCCAAACCTAGAGACTTTTGCATTGTGTCTAATGCTCTAGTTTTTGTCTGTAGTGGTCTTTTCGATAATTCTTTATGTATCTGTGAGGTATCTCCACCAAGTTCTGACCTTAACACCCTCATAACAGATTCGAGTGTTTTATTCTCTGCCATAATTTCGCCAGAGGCTACTTTAGCTACAACCTCATCTGGTGTAAGCCCAGTGCCTTCTGCTAGGCGCTGTATCTCCCTTCTAACTGGGTCTGCAACTTTCTCACCACCAATATCATCTGCTTTTTTTATTAGTGCTTGAATGCCTACTACGACACCCCTACCTTTATCCATAAGTTTATTTATACCAGCACCAACAAGGTTTGTGCTTTTTGCTAAAACAGCGCCAGTAGCCCCACCAGCTATATAACCTTTAGGTATGTTTGCTAAATCAGAAACAAACCCTTCTTCGCCAGTGCCTACTGAATATGCAGCGCCTGCTTTGCCTCCCATGTGTGCCATTTGCTTAACCGATGACCTACCTGTCATTTTCGTGCCAAGTGTTGCTGCTGTTCTAACTACAACCGCCCATCCTGCTGGGCCACCAAAGAGTGAAACAACTGTTGGAGCTATTGCTCCTATCACTTCTAACGCTAACGCTTCTTTTGGGTGTTCTTCCACATAAGCAGATAATTTATTCCTGACCTCGTTACGCACATCTTCATAAGTTGTGTCTTTACTAAACGCTGAACGCACAAACCCTTCTATTTCATCTGCAAAACCAAAGGTAAGCCCTTGGGCTAATGAACGCCATCTTTGGGTGGGGGCTGGTTGTTGTTCTGGTGCTACAGTTTGATCTACTTGATTAGAATTAATCCATTCTTCTTGGGCAGCAGTTAAAGAGGATATTTGAGATGCTGTCGTCTTGTTATTTTCTAACCATTCTTCTTGTGCGCGTAATGACATTAATCCCCTCTTAGAGAGATAAATTCCTCTCTCTTTTCTAGGTTGAAACGTGACCACTTATCCTCACTAATTTGCATTTTTTCAGCAGCATTAAGTCGGTAATACATTGCCGCATCATCCCTTAATTTTTCGGCTGATATTTGGTCATTGTATTGTGATTTTGTCAGAGTGCCTGATGAAAGCAATCTGGCTGTCTTATAAAACTCTACCATCAATTTCCTTCTTGCAGCCATAATCTCTAATATCATTTTTTTAAGGTCTTCAGGAGGCAGCATTAAATCTAAATTTGTGCGCATCGCCATTTGCATCTCACGCTCACTTAATGCGCCAAAAGTTGCCATGTTAATAACGCTAATTCCCATAAGGTTTACTATGGAACCTAACAAGGCCGTCTGTTCGTTAAAAGCAAAGAATTTTGACGCTATTGGGCCTGAAGCTGCGCCCTTTTCTAAAGCGTCATAAGCCCTATCATACAACCCTAGTTGACTTTCAATCTCTTGTGCTTTAGCAAACGCTTCACCTCCTGCCTGTTGTGCTAGAAGTATATCTGCTTTCTTAATAGCCGCTTCATCTGCAATTTCAAACTTTTGTTCATATGTAAGTTGTGATGCGCCCTCAATAGGAACTTTTTTAATCTCCCCTGTATTGGCATCTGTCGTAACAGTGTATTGTTGACCTGTTACTTGGTCGGTAAATATTTGACTTGTTTTCATGCCAATACTACCATAACCCAATTTTGTCATCGCTGCCTTAGTAATATCTGTAGCCATGTGTGGATTGTTAGTCAGCATATCTGCCAGACCGCCTAAATTTTTAGACTTTAACCATTCTACTGTTCTGTTTGTTGTGTTTGCAGTTCTCAGAGTACCTAGTCTGTTCTCCAATGATTGTGCTAATTTGGGATCAGGTTTATATCGTAATGAATTAAAAACAATAGCTGCTTGAGCGCGTTTAGCGTCATCGTTGTAGATACTCGCAATACCTGTGCCTAACCGTTGGGCTTTGTCTCCTATCATCGAGAAAAGACCGCTTAATCCTGTTTGTAATAAATGAGAACTCATTGTTTTCTCCGATTAAAACCAAGCATTGTCTTGATTCCATTGGTCATAATTAGTTTTAGGTGGTGGGTTGTAACTTGCTGATCCTAAATTCAGAGTAGGCGGGTTGTAACTTGCTGGCTGGTTCCCAGCTCCTGTTCTTGGCGCATAATTAACACTGACACCACTTGTTGGCATGTTGCCGCCACCAAACTCCATCTTAGGCAAACCAGAAGCAGCAGTTAACCAATCAAACAAGCCCATTTGTTTGGTTATTTCTGTTGATTGAGGTTTTGGTGTTATAGATAATGACGTATCAACAACACGGTTGTATGGTTGTTCTGTATAGTCCTGATATTGTTGCTTCGCCGCATCAATTAGGGCTTGTTCCATCATTTGCTGCTCTATTCCTTGTCGGTGCAAGTTTTCTTGTAATGTTTGCCCCATACCAAAACCAAGGTTAGATATGTTTGCGAGCTGATTTCCTGCGCCTAATCTATTCATTGAACCTGCGAGACCTGATGTGACATTAAATTGGTCTGATAATAATCTGTTACCAATGTCCAACCGTGCGGCACCCTGTGCTTGTTGCCAGTTTGCCATATTCAGTCCTGTTGTAGTATCTGCCACTTGTCTTGACAACCCCTCCCCCAACAAACCCATAGCAATTCCATGTCTATCCCCACCAAATGCCCTTGCTGCGTTTGCTTGCGAACCAAGTGTATTCTGCATCTGTAATCCTTGACGGTTAATATCAGCAATAGATGTATTAATAACATTCTGCGTATAAGGATTCATGTACGGATTTAAGTTGGTCGTGGCTAATTGTCCTGCTTGAATTTGTTCTGGTGTATAACCCATTTCTGTTACCGCGCCTGCACCAGCTCCTGTAATTCCACCATAAGCAAGCGTGTTAATATTGGTTGGTTGACCTTGTGTGGTGTTTGGTGTTGTGCCAATAATTGCCAAACTTTCTTTAGTGTTTGGTGTTGTGCCAAAAGGAGTGTTTCCAGTTGGGTCTGCGCCAAAATCGGAGCCAACCTGAAGTCCAGTGGGTGTTGTTCCTTGTGGTATGGTTGGAAACCCACCACCCTGTTGTGCTTTCATTCCCATAATTTAACTCCTATCCAAAAAAACTATTACGAGCAGCAAAAATTTCAGGCTGTCGTGCTTTTAATTCTGCCAGTGCTTGTTCGTACAACGGTATTGACGAATATCCACGAGAGCCGCCTGCAAACTCCTGCGCTTGTGGCATTCCTTGTGCTGGAGTTAGACTATTGGGTGACAACAATCCAAAGGCTTGTGAAGCATCAATATTAGACTGCATAGCTGCTAATTGTGTTGGGTTGTAAGCCGCAACATCAGGGCCGTACCAAGGCATGTAATCCAGTCGTTCAAGCTCACCAGCCCTTATAAGATTAGCCTCTGACGCATCCGTAATGTATTGCGGAATTGTCACTTTGTGTGTTTCTCCACCGCCTTTATTGCTCATATCAAAATTCCTTTGCCATTGTTGTTAGTTTTTCGTTCCATCCTTTTGATTCTAATGCCTTTTTCCAGCCGCGCCTTCCTGAAAGCGTCATGCCGTCACATCCTTGTTTTTTTGCCCATTTGACAGCATCCGAGTGCATATCAAGTATCTGATCCAGTGTGCCGCCAGCAAGGAAAACATGCAGCACTTTTTTCTTTGGATATACCACCAATTCTGTTACAGCACATCCTGTTGCGCCGTGCCAGAGCTGCATTTTGCCGCTCAAAACACCATCGACAACATCAATAAAGCTGTGCGTGTCGCCGCCTTTTTTTAGGGCAGACTCTATCCACTCCCTACATCTTAATAATTCGTCTTTTATCATCATGGGTCTAATTTAATTTTAATCCACGCACCATTCTTTGATACTACTGGACAGTCTTGGGCTGCATCCCACATCAAAACTCCGTCTTCTGCGGCAGATTCATCACCTGTTTTATAGCGCAATTTATCTCGTGTCCTGACCATAAAGGCGTTCAATCTCTCGCCCCAGCTCTGCCAGCTTTTGCCTAACGGTGGTGGTGGCAACGGTGCGCTCATCGTCTGCCCCCTGCTCTGGCTTCAATTCGCATTAATCCAGCTTGCCAAGCACCTACAACAACACCCTCAACACGCATTCGTATTTGGCGACCAGTAAAGCGAACATCTGTAGGATTTGTTAAGGTATAAGGGCCGTGTGTTGTCTCAGTGTCGTTTGGATAAAATCTCGTCTTAAAGGTCACTTTTACTTCTCCCTGTGTCTTCTCATCAGGGATTAGGCTTGTAACTTTCATGACGTTGTCTCCATTCGCAAGACTGATAGGCCCCGTTTCTGCAAAAGGTTTATCTGAATCATAAAGATAGCCTGTTTCGTGGTTATATAAATCTCCTGTAGCATCGGCAAACACTGGTGTTGCGAAAACACCCCTGTCAATACCTGCCGTTCTTCCTACAGTCCCGACTATCCAGTGGCCTTCTTTATAATCATAAGCAACATAAGAATCGTTTTCAAGTGCGCTATCCGATGGATAAAACCACCATATTTCACCAAATTGAGAATTATGAACCGCATAAACCTTGCTAATCTGGTTATTGTTAATATTATTAAATACATGATCTAGCACATCACATTTAATTTCTCTGGCGATGTCGCCATCAAAGGTGAAGAATCCTTTAGCGCCCATCCAGTAGGCACCATCATCAATAGCAACCAAGCTCTTTCTTGAGGTAATACCACAAGCAGTGCCGACTCGTTCAAAACCGTAAACAAAAGGCGGCCCCGAATATGTGGCAATGTGGGCATCATTATCTGTCAGAATCAGAGTCCTACCTCTCATGCGAACACCACACATAATCTGACCCATCGTTTGTAGTTCAAAGCCGCCAGCTTCGTTTGTGTCTGCCGCTGTCCAAGAGGTGTTGTCTTCTCTGTCACACCATTGTACTTTTCTTGGGTTGCCGTTTGCGCCTAGGGCAAATAGGAACCGTTCTTCCGTGATTATAAAACCTTTGTTGTCCGTAGGTGCGTTCGCTATTACAGCAGCAGGTGTTGTGGGTGATAGTGTCCACTCAAACAATCTGCCGTCTTTTGAGCTACAAGCAATTAAGTATTCTCCCCAATTATCAAGTGACCAAGTTGTTGCTTCTTGATACACACCATCATTGGGGCGCTCTATTCCATAATAACCGTTGCCGTAGAAATAACCACCAAAAGAGGTATTGACAGCAGCGTCTAAATCACCTGTTGTGAATCCACTAGTGGGCGTTATGTCGGTTACTGTGCCAGAAGGATTAATATAGTAGAGTTTTTCGTAAGTTCCAGCGGCCATGTTTGACGAATCGTTATTATCTTTCCAAGCTACTAATGCTCTTGGTGCGTAAGTAAAGGCATCTTCGACACGCAAATCCCAGCCACCGATAGGCCTTAAAGAGCCATCGTTCCATCGGACAAGGCTTGAATCACGCCAACGATTAGACGCTTCTAGGTCGGTACCGTTGCCGTAAATTCCTGCTGGTATTTTTAAAGGTATTAGTGACATTAATAACCAAGGCCTCGCACTTTAAGTCGCAGTCCTGATCCGCTATATCTGGCTTGGTCTGAGGCTTGGTTTAGTTGTTGAATAGCAGCCGCATAAAACTGCGCCCATGTGGTTGCTCTTTCATCTTCATCCAGATACGGAGCTGATGGCAATAACGAGCCATAAAGATAAATATCAGGTGCCTCAGTTAAAAGCCAGTTGGTGGTATTACTATCGCTAAGTGCTGGCACTTTGGCGTAATATAGTAATTCCAAGTTAGTTTCGACAGAAGGTGTTGGTATAACTGTATTTGACCGTCTGCATGAGTGTAAGAAACAACAGTACCAGACGAGTCATTAT